TCTTCCTTGTGCAGTACCTGCTTCTGCTCCAGCTTCAACTCTCATTGTTTTAATTGTAGATACATATCCCAAACCTACTTCTATCGTTTTACTAGCAAAGGTGCTAGGTAAACTTACTGTAATTGCTCCACTTGATACTTTTTGTGTAGGATAAACAGCGTCATCTATCAAGATTTGTACTGTTTCACCTTCTAAATGATCTAATGAAGTAACTTTTGTTGAAGAACCTGTTACAGTTCCTGATAATCCAGAATCCATATTAAGTGTTGAATCTAAATATTCTACATACTTAACAGTTGATCCATTAACAATTCTTTCAATGACGAACCATACTTGATTTTCTAATGTTTCAGAAATAGAAGCAACACTTTTAACTTTTGATGCTTTTTCATCTGTAGTCGTTAATCTTACAGTATCTGAACTTTCAACTTTTAATAATCCTGTACCCGCAGGTGTAGTTTCAAAAACTGTTACAATAGCTGCTGCTGGATTTGCTACAGTAAAATCTGCGTGAGTATTAATAGCAGTATAAATATTATCTGCTGTTGTATTATTATTAGTTTCATTTTTAAATTCATCTGTTCCAGCAGTTCCTGTTGTAGAAGTAAAAGTAACTGTTGTACCATCTGATTTTGTAAATTTTAATGTTGTACCTGTTTGAATATTAGCATAATCCGAAACTGTAATTGTACAATTTTGATCTGTTCCACCAAATAAATGTCTATGCCAAGCAACAACATCTTCTTCTCTTTGGTAAGTCATTCCTAGTAATACACCATCTTCTCTTACAGCCCAATAAATTGATTCTGGTTCTTGTGCATAATCTACATCGTCAATTCCATCTCCTGTAACGTGTTCAGCAAGTAAAGTCATATCAGGTGCTACATAAGCATCATCTTCAAAACGATATGCAAATTCTCTAACTTTTCTTTTTTGTCTTTGTACAAATAATACAGAACTACCTACTTGAATAGGTTGTGTCGTATGACCACCATAAGTAGTCTGTTGAGTAATTGTTACATTATCTGGTTTTAATGGTTCACCTGTTGGTCTACCTACTCTAAACTCACCACCTGCTGTTCCTACAATTAAATCTCTAGCGGGAGCTAACCATCTAATTACATTTACTCTATTAGCAGCAATCGTATAAATAAAAGCATCTGCGGCACTTGCATCTCCTACATCAAAATCTTCATATGCTCCAGATTCAGAAGCCCATATCGTTTGCGGATTATCAGTAGAACCAGCAAATACTAATCGCTGTTCATAAAAAGATACTGCCGAAGGAAATCCTGTAGTATCCGACCACGCCCCTAATGACCAAGCTGTAGCACCCGATCCTGTTGCAGCTACATTAATAGTCCACGTTACAACAGTTGTATTAGTTCTTGCAGTAATTTCTCCCCAACCATCTCCTAATTTTACATATCTACCTACATCAGTAGTTTGAAAACCAGTTCCACCATTAATTCCTGTTATCGCAGATGCTGTTAAAGTTCTGCTCGTTCCTACTGTTGTTGCACTTGTCGTTAAAGTTGTTGTTGTTGTATTGGCATCAAGAAATGGGCCAACTTGAAAATCTACTTCTGCTATAGTCCAAGCTGAATGACCTGTTCGTGTTAATTTTGTTGGTTCGTGTAATGGATGCGTAATATACATAACATCAGCAGATTGTGTAAATTTTAAATCAAAAACTTGTGCTGATGTATAAGATGTAGCAATTTCATAAACTTTTTCTGCCGTTCCAGCAGAAGAATAAGCAGTATAACCCGATGTATCAACACCCGATAATTCAAAAGTATTAGTTGTTTTATTTGCGACAGTAAATCTTCTTCCATTGACTTCTGTCATTCCCACAACACTATTAATCCAAACGTGATCTCCATCTGCATATCCGTGTGAAGTTGCTGTAACAACCCCAGGATTTGCTGCTGTTAATCCAGAAATAGTTTTTGATGCTTCTACAATTTGACCATTATCTTTATAAAATCTAATATATAGATTACCAAATTCCAAAATATAAGATTGTGTAACATTAAATTCAAAAGGAATTAATCTTGTAGCATTTGCAGAATTTTTTACTTCACCAACAAATCTACTACCATATCTACGACTTGTACCTCCTTGTGGAAATACAGTCATATTTTCCATTGTTTCTACACCATTATTATATTTTTTAAAATCAACTTGACCAGCAAGTTTTGATGTTAATTCTCCAGCAGTAAAGTTTGTTTGAAAAGGATGTACTCTTGCCATTATGCTTTCCTAAAGTCAGTAAATGTATCAGACACAAGATCGTCAATAAATCCTTCTTGGCCATCAACACTTCTTGCTTCGGAAAGTTTTTGTTGAAAGAGTTTCTGCATCTGGTCTTGTAATTTGACACTATTAGTTACAGGATATGCAAGGTCTACAGCTAATTTAGCAGTCAAAACATCTACGAACATAGAATCAAATTGTGCTGTATCTGTAACCCTAGCTATGTAAAGAATTTTAGCTGTACTTTCATTAGTAAGCAGAACTCTACCTTGTGAAGCATAGTGTTCGATTTTAAAAATATAATCTTTATATTGCATTTCTAAAACTCTTAAACAATACGGATCATTTGGTAATGCGTATTGGTAAGAATATTCATATGCAGGTGTATCTGAAAGTTGTGCTAAAGTTGCCCGTGTTACGGCAAAATTCCAAGGATGTGATCTTAAAACTAGATCACGGGATGGTACATAAAAAGAATTACACAATCTTGCTCTTTCTGTATCATCTGTAAGTGATGTAATCGGGTCATCGCCCAATCTACGTAAAGCATTTGAGCAGATAGAAACTTCTGTTGCCATAATTTATATATAATATCAAAGGGGCGACCATAATTCAATATATATCGCCCCTTATTTCTTTTTTCTTGTTGCTTTTAGATTAGTCTACAACATACTTTACGACCATCGTAATATCACCAGCAGCAGCACTTCCAGGTGTTGCTGACATAGTAATAGCGATACGTAAAGGAACTCCAGGGTCTTGTGCAAGACCTCCGTCTTCCCAAACAAAGTTTGCTATAGCATTTACATTACGAGTTTCTGCTAACAATTCTGCAGGTGCTGTAACAGCTCCTTGAAATTGTGTTGAAGCAGTAACATAACAATCTTCATCAATTACTGCAGCAGCATCAGTAGTTGTACCACTGATCGTATAGGCCTGTGGGCCATTATATAAGCCAACATTAAATGCAGCACTTGTTGCTCCATCTAAATCGTCATTATATATTTGTAAGCTAACTAGCTTTGCGTTTGACGGAACTTGTGCCATAACAATAATATCATCATTGTCAAGATCACCTGTTCCAGCAGCAAATGTATCCATCCAAACACGTAGTTTTCCTCCGCCACTAGCCGCTTCGAGAGTAGTTCTAGGTGTTGCATCAAGATTTGTGATTTCCACACTTTTTGCAGTTGCCATATTATATCTCCTTATTCGTTAGCAGCTATCTCTACCATCTTTTCTTCTTCGATACGAGTTGCACCGATTGTCATAGATAGAAATACCTGTGTTGCATAGTTCTTATCTGCTCTATCAGATATTTTAGTAGTAATATCTGCTCCGAGAGCAAGACCTATTGCTGATTTTGTAAACGCTAAACATTGTCGAGATGGTGTACTATCCGTGCCTAATCTTTGCGATCTAATAAATTTAAACCCTAAAAAGGTATCTATTTGACCACTAGCTAACGCTTTAACAGAATTATAATCTGCTGACGTAATTTGAGTTATCGCCAACAAATCTGCAATTTGACCAGCAGAACAAACCAAAAATCTTGGTTCGTCTGGATCAACATCGTTTGCATCTAGTATTTCTTTAGCTGAAATCAGTTTTGCAACTGTTAAGCCTCCAGATGCGTGAGCTACTTTTTGACCTGATGGTAAAGAAACTGACGTTCCGCCAGCAACTCCACTATAAGCCGTTCCAGTAGCAGCAGCGATAATTGCATCATCCATAGCACGACCCATCGCCCAAGCACCAGCCATTGCGTATTCAGATTGAGGAGATATTAATAGTCTAACTTTATCTTCGTTATCTATTAAATCTGCCCAGTCGTAATCATCCATTGATACTTTTCTTCTTGAATGGGGTGTATCCATTCTTGGTGTATCAGAATGACGTGAAGTACGTTTCTGTGCTGCTGTTGAGCCGATTCTTTCAAAGAAATGTGATTTGCCAGTAACTGTTTCAGTTCTAACAGCATCTCTTAATCGAGAACCTTTTTGTTGTGCTAGGTGTAATACATTTGCTTTGTACTGTTCAACGAAAGCCGTTGTTATTTGTACAGACATATTATCTCCATAGTTTTACAAAGTTGAAGAATAGGGGTCGAATAGCAAAATGCTGATTCAACATATTCCATTAAATCGGCTTTTGTCCTTTCGGGAAACCTTATCGTAAAACGATACGATCAATCGAATGTTTAAAGCCGATTATGGCTACCTATTCGTTCTCCTATGAAGGGCGAATTTTGATACAACAATTATAACAGATAATTTATTTAATTACCATAAACTTTTTCGTGTAATTGTCTTACTTGTTCCACAGCATTTCTATGTTCTGGATGCCCAGCATTATGATAAGGATGTTTTGTATCTGCATAAATTTTTGCAATATCTCCTTTAGCATCTATTGGTGAAACAGCTAATTTATTATTTTGTGTATTTTTAGCCATTTCTTCCGTTATATCCTCACCTAAACGTGCAAATAATTTAACAACAGATGGATGATTACCTGCTTCGGTATCTAAAAGTTCCATCAATTCATTATCTGCATATACAGACATTGCTCGTCTTGCGGCTCTAACCTTATTATCATAGTCATAACCCCATTCTTTATGCAATGCTTCTTCTGTGCTTTTCTTTCCTAAAGCCACTTCTGAATTACGTCTTTGATTTTCAAAATCAACAGATTTAACTTGAAAGTCTATCAATGCTTTAGCTTGATCGTTATTCAACCCAATTTGATGGGCAACATTCTTAAATTGTTTAACTTGTTCTTCATTAAAAAATTTAGAGTGTGTTTCAGGAATAGCAAAATTATACTTTTCAGAAGTTTCGGGCCTTCCTAACTTCGTATATAATTCAGCCCTTTCTTCTTCTGTTTTTGGTATAGGTATTCTACTCCCTATCATTTTTTGCTGGTGAACTAGTGTATTAGCCGCAGATTCTAAATCTTTAATATTTTGAATTGTTGGATTGTTTTTCAATTCATCATTTAAAGATGATCTCCAGTCTTGATTTTCACTAGCACCAGACCCAAGTATGGATGTTTCCTGTACTGGGTTGTCTTGTACTGTGGTCGTTTGCTCATCAGCCATTTTTATCCTCCTTTAAAAGATTGATTATTCTGATAATTACCGATCTTTGACCTTCTCGGTATGAAGTTTCATATGGATCACTTTTTATAAATGAACCTCTATGATAGTAAGCTGACTTTAAATCAGCTATTACTCTTTCGCCCTCTTTAGAGCCAAAAGTAATTCCGTAATCTCTTTTTAAACTTTTAATTTGTTTTTCAAAATCAGGTGCTGCCATTTTTCAGTCTATATTTTTTATCCCAAATTTCCTTTTGTGTCAAACCTACTTCATCTTCTTTTTCTTTATTTCGAGAATCAATCTTATCCACATCTATCATTTCAACTAAAGCATACCGACACACTTTAGGAGTTTTTTTTCGCCAAGGCCCTGTTGCTCCCCATTGAAAATGTAGTAAATAACGTGGCTCATCATAGATTTCCATTCTTGAAATATCAAAATCATCTAAAACACCAGCAAAACTTTCATTGGGTTTATGATCGTTCCAATCCATTATTGGATAGAACCCGAACCATTAGTATCGCTAGGATCAAAGGGTGGTTTAACAACTGCGATTGTACCTAATAAATGTCTTAATTCTTCACGAAGTTCAGCATCCGTTTTTCTACCAGTTACATCTTCTATTTTAGTAATTGTTTGATAACCAGAACGATCTAATAAACTATTTACTGCACCAAGTTGAACCGAAGGTGATATTTTAGGATTTGAAATTAAATCTTTTAATTTATCTACTGCTAAAGGTACGTGACTACTCATTAATTTTTTAGTAGCTTCATCTATTTCATTACTTAATTGTTTTTTAAGATTATGCCCTTGTTGTTCTGCTGTAGCTTCTGAATAACCTGCCTTGATTGCAGATTG